TGGCGCGAGATGACATCGGTAGGGTTGAAGAAACCAGACAGACCGTTGACCAAACCAGCGTTGGCGGCAGGGTTCACGGTAGCGTAGCGAGGCGACATGGTGGCGGCGTTCTCGTTCAGCTTCTGCTGGGCTTGCAACAGCACCAAAGCGGTGGCGGGTGCTTGGCCAGGAGTGCCGACAGTGTTACCGATCAGCTTGTATGCGTTTGCAACATCAGCGTCCACGGTGGAGGCCAACTGGCTGATACGTGGCTTCAAGACACGCTCTGCGAAGTCGTCCAACTGCATGGTCAGTTCGGCAGACGTGAAGTTGATGCCGATGTGCTTCTGGCTGGAGACAGTCAGGGTGGTGAACTGTTCGTTGTCGTCCTGAACTTGCAGGGCGGCACCGTCAGTGACCAAAGCGCGGTCGGGCAAACGAATGCGCAGGGTCGAACCAATCTTGGCACCTTCGACAGCGAAGCTGTCGTCGTACTGACGGTTCACGTTACGGGTAATCACCAGGTTGTTCTCAAGGATTTCGAGAGACTTGCGGGTGATCATGTCAATGGTTAAGAGACTGTTGCTCATGATGAGTTCCTAATTTAGCGATTGCGGAGTGCCTTTGCCTTGTCGATTTGTCGTTGACGCTCGGCCGCAATCCAGTCCGATGTACTCATGGTTTTTACAGCACGAGGATCGGTGGTGTCGGTGACACCAGGGTTGACAGCACGGGCGGTGACCGGACGAATCGGTTCAGGCGCGGACGAGGTTTTCTTTTGGAAAGGTTCGGCACCAATTTTGGCTTCGATCTTTCCGATTTCACGCGCTTGCAACAGCGGCGACAGACGAGAAATGCGATCAGCTTCCTTGGGGTTAGTACCTAGCCAGTAGGCCAGATCAGGTCCAAGATCGGAGCTTTTGATTGTCTCAGCCATCACATCGGTGACTCGAAGCTGCGGGTTGTAGGCGACTTGTTCAAAATCGTCATACTTTGCCCGGGCCTCATCCTCACGCTCTGCGTAGGTATCCTCAATCACAGCACGTTGTTTTTGGATTTCCCGATGCTCAACCAGTTTTTCAGCCTCGGCACGGATGAATTCCGCATACGCTTGGGGGCTGTCAAATTGTTCGGCGGTCGGAAGTTCCGTTGGCATTGCTGGTACGGGTACCTGCCTTGCCTGCTGTTCACGTTCCCATTTGCGCTGTTCTCTTGCGAGGCGCTTGCCAATCATCGAATCGAGTTCGGCTTGGGAGAATTTCTTCTCTTCGGCTGTTTGCCCAGCTTCGTTATCGGCGACTACCGGCGAATTCAAAGCGTTATCCGTAGTGGCCGTCACCTCGGGTGCTGTCGCGGAGTCTGCTTCCGCTAAGTTTTGGACTTCATCAGTCATGGAAAATGAACCTTTCGATTCCCCGGTCAACTGGGCCGGTACAGTGGCTATCTTACACCCAAGGTTTATTCAAACGCAATGGTGCAAGAAACAGTGCCAGAAATGACAACATACAAACCTTTGCTGGTAAACATGCCGTCAAAAAAATTGTAATTTGTGCCAGCCACCGGAGTGAACGTGGCAAGAATCACTGGGTCACTGGCGCTCGACACAGCGGAGTCGTACACGGTGATTGTCGGGGTGCTTGACGCAGCGCTGACAAAGATGCCCTTCAATTTGGCCGACATGGGCTTGATTTGACGGGTGGCGGTGATTTGTGCGTAATTGGAAGACATGGTTGGTCCTTATGCGAGGAATTTGAGTTTGTAGATTGTGGACAGGTAAACCGCAACAATCTCGTCGATGATGTTTTGCAGCGCAGAGTCCGTCTTTTCACAGACCTTGTACCGATTTTCCTCGATGTAGGCCATCGAGTCCTCCAAGAACGGCAGAATTGCGCCGTCTTTTCGAGCCGACTTCAATGAAATCGGACCAATCATGCCGTGGCGACCTTGGTACGCCTCAGCATATTTGTCAGCAAGTTCCACAATGTCGCGGTAAAAGTGCCGCAAGGCCTTGTGCTTAGAGTACGACCGGGTGTTCAAATGCACAGAATGAGCAACATCCCGTGCCAAAAACAACTCACCTATGAATTCAGCGCAACTCATTACATCATCCCTTCAGGTGGCATTTGACCTTGATCCATCGGCATTTGGGGCTGCTCCATCGGAGGCATCTGGGGTGAGCCACCAATCAAGTCGCCAGTGTCCATTGCCGCAGCGATGGTGCCCATCACGATGTCTTGGATCTGCTCGGGCGACATGCCAGCCTGCACCGCGCTGATGCGCTGTGTCTCGGCGCCATAAGCCTTGACCTCGGCTTCAAACTCTTTGATCTGGAGTTCGCGGGCTTCCATGCTCTGGTTGACGTTTTGCAACATCTGGAACATATTTTCCATTTCAGCCTGCATGGCTTCCATCTGCTGGTTGGCAGCGGCAAGTGCTGGATCATCATCATCGGCCAACACTTTGGGGTCGATGGTCTTCTTGAAGCGCTTGGCCAGGTCTTGGGCACCGGGCCAGTCCATGTTCTTGACGAACAGGTCGCCAGCAACTTGCCACAACTGTGGGTTGCCCTGCAGCAACTGAGCCATGCTCTCCAAGGCTTCCTGACGCTTGGTGGCGTAGCCGGGGCCGGTGATCACGCGAACGTCGTATTTGCCCACGTTGGGGTTGTAGATCTTCTCGATCAACGTGCCCTCTTGGTCAACGATGCGCTTGACCGGCTCTTCTTGCATGGGGTTCATTTTGACGGTTGCGGGTTCGCCGTCTTCACCAATGATGCGGGCGATGCGCTCGGTGTCGTAGATCTTTGGGATCAGGTCGACGAGTTGGCGACCGATGTGACGAATCGCACGGGCCAGGTTGTCAACGTAGTGGTAGGTGCCAACATCGCCTTCGCGCTGGCGGGCCAAGATGGCCTTGCCTGAGCGCTCGTTGCTGGTCATGCCCAGCGAGGCGTTGTATTGGCCGGTGGCCGACTTGATGTCTTCTGCGGCGCCGGCTTTGGCTTGCAACAGGCCGCTGGAGGCCATTGGGGGCTGTGCGCGGGCTGGCAAAGGCAGCACTTGACCCTGACCATCGGTCACATCGGGGTTGACCTCAAGGTAGGGCCAGTTGTTCGTGTTGGCCGTTTTCCACTGCTGCTCGTAGCCTTCAAACTGACCACCATAGCCGATGAAGGGGGCTTTGGGTGCAAGTGCCAGCATCTCGGCTTCCTGCGACACCCAGTAGTTGTACATGCGCTGGGCGTCTTTGGCGTTGCGCACCAGACCGCTGACGTACATGCGGCCGTCAACCTCAAACTCGTTGCCCACCACGCGCACCACGGGGATGTAGGAACCGGCCCACTCGCGTGACTCAAGCAACTCATAGCCGTTGATCTTGCACCACTTGACTTTTTTGCGGTCAGCTTCGCGTGATCGAATGGGTTTGCCAAACATCATGCGCAGGGCTTTGTCCTCGGGGGTGCCGTCAAACGCTGTTTGGTTGCCGGGGTACAAGTTGAGCGTTTGCTTTTCGTACTCGATGTAGAAATACTCGGCGATGCGGATTGTGTTTTCGTTGATCCACTGCGAGATTGACTGGTCACCCACGCCAAGGCTCATCAGGGTGCTGATGGGCGCGGCATCGGGGTACATGCGCTCATATTCAGCTTTTGTCACGTCTTCCGTGACGAAGCACCAGCGGGCGTCTGCACCGGTGGGGTCTTGGATCATGGGATCCATGTAGACCGAGAAGCTGTTGCGAATGCGGGCGATCTTGATGTCTTGATCGAACGTGTCTTCGTCGCAATACTCGGTCAGCAAACGGATGTAACCTTCGCCGAACGACACTTGGTTTTCGCAAGCGGTGTCGTATGCCACGTCTGCATCGCTGATGTATTCGATGTGGCGAATGACGCCGTTAAACACCTCGGCCATGTCCACGTCGGCTTCGTCATCGGCTGGGATGACTTTGATGCCGGGGCGGTTCATGCGCTGCTCGTTCGTCACCTGGTGGACGTGCTGTGGCAGCTTGTTGATGGTCAGGCAGGGGCGGGCGTTGATGGTTTGACCCTGCACAGCGCCACGGGTCTGCAGCACATCGGCGGGCCACTGCCACTGGTTGTCG